CTCTTATTGATGTGGATATGATCCATATTGCGCGCGATTACTACTTTAGTTACGTGATGCGTAGAGGAAATACTAGTGGTAGTGCTCGGCCACGCATCTACACTTTTGAAGAAGCGTGCGCTGGAATTGAGGGGTTGGATTATTGTAATTCGATCCCCAGAGGCACCTCTGCTGGTTACCCTTATGTCATGAACCCAATTCCGGGTTTTAGAGGGAAGCAAGCCTTCTTTGGGAAAGAAGGCGACTTCGATTTTAGTTCTGACAAGGCTATTGAGCTTAAGGCTGAAGTTGAGGAGATCATTGAGGCCGCTAAGCGCGGCGAACGCAAGTTGCACGTTTTTGTCGACACTCTTAAAGATGAAACGAGGAAGTTAGACAGAGTTCGTGAAGGGAAAACGAGAATTATCTCGGCTTGTCCTCTGGCTTTTACGGTCGTGGTCCGCATGTATATGTTGGATTTCATGATGTTCCTAATGAGGAATAACGTAAGAGTTGGAGTGGGAGTGGGTCTCAACCCATACTCCAGCGATTGGGATTTGTTGGCCCGACAAATGAATTTCTACGGTGATAATAAAATAGCCGGAGATGTGTCGGGTTACGATACCGATCAGCAGGCGGCTCTCCTTGAGGCTGGTTTGGAAATGTGGAATCTTTACCACAACGATGGTCCTATTAATCAGAGGATCAGGAGAGTTTTGTTCAAGGACATCTCCAATTCAATTCACTTGTGTGGTGACATTATTTACCAGTGGATTGGGAGCTTACCAAGTGGTGTTCCGCCGACCGTCATTATTAATTCGGTCGACATGAATATTTTGATGGTAGCGACTTGGATCAAAAACCACCCACGTGGTATTAGCGGTTTGTGTGAGCTCGAAGATAACATGAGCTTTACAGCCACTGGTGATGATAGTTTGGTTAGCGTTACAGATGCAGCCTTGCCATTCATGAATTACCAGACAATCAGCAAATCAATGGCTGATTTTGGGATTAAATTTACCGACGAAGATAAGTTGGAAAGTGTGGTCGCAGCAAAACCGATGTCCAAAGTCGGTTACCTGAAAAGGGGTTTTAGAGAAGAACCAATTTTAGGCCGCTTCGTTGCTCCTTTGGAAATAGAGTCAATCTTGGAGATGCTTTATTGGACGAAGAGAGGTGCTCAGAGCCTCAAAATTACGTGTGATAATGTGGATAACGCGCTCTTAGAGTTATCCCTCCATTCGAAGGAGGATTTTCACAAGTGGGCCCATTTGGTAGTAGATGCAGCTCGCAAGTATTTGAATTACTACCCCCCGGTCATCAACCGGCTCGCCCTGCTCCACAGAGCGGCGCGGCGAGAATATGTGTGGTGAGCAGTGTGATCGCGATGGGGGCGGAAAAAGACGGAAGTAATCCCCCAGTCGTGCTGCTGTTCTATCAGGCTGGTCGTAAAAATCGACTTACCGCCCAGGGAAGCCTACGAGCGCTCCTCGTGAATCCCAGGGACACCGTCACCTCTAAGGGGATTGAGCCTTCCCCGGATGAGTATTACCGGCTTCCGAACCAATCAAACGAAGAAAATGTTGAGGTTGACGTCGTACAGACTGTCAAATTTTTTGAAGATGAGAACGTTGAAAAACGCACTCTTGAGAGACAAGTGCCCATGCGGACTGGCTATTTGAAGGCGGGTCTGAACGATCGTGAGCATGGATTGAAGGACTTTTTGGCACGTCCCATCATGTGTGGGAATTTTACTTGGTCCACGACTTCTGCTGCTGGCTCTCTTTTAACACCTACTGGCATTCAGTTACCAGATGCGTGTTTGAGTTCCACGGCTTTTAAGGAAAAACTGCGTGGTTTTATGGGCATGCGCGCCAAGATGGTGTGTCGGGTGCAGGTTAACGCGCAGCGATTCCAGCAAGGACGCTTGATTTTGTGTTACATACCTCAAGCTAATGCCATGCCTGCTGAGAGAGTATCTTGCGCTTTGGCGACATTGACGGGTATTACACAGTTGCCGCACGTTGAGCTTGACGTGTCTTGTGACACTGAGGTTATGCTTGAAATACCTTACGTGAGCACAAGTTTGTTTATGTCGTTACAGG